AAGATGCAGAACATAACTGGGTACACCACGATTGTGCTGGGTTTTTAGAGTCTTTATCTGATGACCTCGACGCTGAAGCGTATGCTGCAGTAATATATCTGAACGAAGATGTGGACACTAGTAAAGGAACAGGACTGTTTCAATCTAGAAAGACAGGTAAGATATACAAGAATGATGACCACTGTATAGGAGACGCTCCTTTTGGTGGTATGTGGAAAGAAGATAATAAGTTTAACTTACATACATATGTAGGTAATCTATACAACAGATGCGTGTTATATCCTGCAAAGTATTGGCATGCTCCCTTCTGTTCAGGGTTTGGACATAACAAAGCTACTGGACGATTAGTTCAAGTAGGCTTTTTTACAATTAATAAAAAATGAGTGATTACAAAACAGACAAGTATAAATTCAGTGAAGATGTAGTATTAAACAAACTGCGTAATCATATATTGGGAACATACGACCAACACTATAGTATGAATAAAATCCAGTCAACGGAGTTCATCTTCGACGCTGGTCATGGCGAAGGCTTTTGCTTAGGAAATATCATAAAGTATGCCCAACGCTATGGAAAGAAAGAAGGAAGAAACGAGCAGGACTTATTAAAGATTCTGCATTATGGAATAATTTTGATGGGGTCAAAAATAGATGAGAAAGAAGAAACACGAAAATCTTACACAAGCGAATATAACCAAGGTAATTGAGTTATTAAACCCTACTGATGGTAGCAAACCTATAACAAAGAAAGAAGCATGTGGTATACTAAACATTGCTTACAACACAACTAGATTAGGTAATATCATATCAGAGTTTCACGAGACTATGGAGTTTCGTGCTAGAAGAAAGGCTCAGAACAAAGGGAAAGCAGCAACTAAACAAGAAGTTAAACAAGCAGTAGCAGGATATTTAGATGGCGAAACAGTAGCAGACATTGCTAAGTCACTGTATCGATCCCCTGCTTTTGTAAAGGGAATCATAGAAAGAATAGGAGTCCCACAAAAAATAGCACACACAGACTACGAAGGCAGACGGAATGCACTACTACCAGATCAGTGCATCTCTGAAGATTTTGCCACAGGAGAAAAGGTTTGGGCAATAAGACAGAACTACCCAGCAGTAGTGAAAAAAGAACTTCAGCCTGAACAATCAGAGGAGCGAGGCTACAAACTATACCTAGTGTATACGATTGAAGCACAACAGGAAGACCTCAAAGATACGTACTTTCCTTATCTTGAGTTTGCAGGTAAATACCATGCAATACCAGCTTATGATATGGGCAGTCTAAGACATTTACGCGAGTATATGTAAAAAAGGAATAAAATGGACGCACTAAATATAGTAGCGGCATTTTGGATAGCTGGAGTCGTGTTGGCAATATTTCAACTCTACGTTCCAGCAATACAAATTATCGGAAGAATTGATAAGAATAACTTAGGGTATAGATACGCTTGGATGGGTGGAATTGTTTTCGCTTTATTTTCAGTGATTGCACTACCTTTTCTTGTTCATATCATAGTATCAGAAAAGCATCAGGAGAGATTCCTGAGAGCTTTCATACCAGCATATATGGGAGACAAATAATGCACAGAGGAAATAGATATTACGAAGCTCTAAGAGCTAAGTACATAGCAGAAGCTAAAGAGGCAGAGGCGGTGTTGCATACATACTTTACTAATTCAGTAGGTATTGGAGAACACTCCGATCTCATAGAAGAATTTGATAAACAACTAGATAAATTGGCATCAGCACAAGAGAAGCTACAAGCACTAGAAGGGTTATTACCTTGATTTTACAGTACGAGAATGAAACTATCGGAGTGGTTAGAAATCCCTACGAGAGAATCGTTGCTCTGTACATACAAAGCTTTGATTTTATAGGGCTAGATAATTGGATTGATAAGTACAAACCCGAGCTACAATCGGTAATGTACAAAGATTGCCAACATCTAATTAGATTCGAGGCATGGGAAAAAGAACTAAAGTTCCACAACTTACATCCGAAAGATACATCAATTTTAGAGGATGAAGAAGTTACAATGATGTGGGATAATTGGTATACATTAAAGACTAAAGCTCATGTATACGAGCTGTATCGTACAGACATTAAAAAGTACGGCTACAGCTTCTGAAATATAGTTCTTGACACATGGTTAAAATTCCGATATAATATACTTATATTAAGGAAATAAGCAATGAGCGACAGATATTACACACAGATGCTGGAAACCACGGGTTGGTGTCCTGGGTATCGTAATACCTTTAGCCTTGCTGAATACAAACAAAACTACACATTAAAAAGGAAAAGAACTATGGCGTGGACAGACGAAAGTAAAGAACAAGCAGTTGAAATGTATACTGCAGAAGAACCAACTCCAGACAACAGTATGGAGATTGTTAAGATGGTTGCTGAAGAATTAGGTGAGAGCCCAAATGGAGTCAGAATGATTTTAACAAAAGCAGGAGTATATGTAAAGAAAACTCCAGCTGTGAAAAGCAGTGGTGGTGGAACTGGTGGTGGCAGAGTAAATGTCGCACAAGCACAAGATGACTTAGTAAAAGCTATCTCTGATGCAGGTAAAGAAGCCGACACAGCAATTGTCAGTAAGCTAACAGGTAAAGCTGCTGTATATTTCACAACACTAATTAACGAACTTAACGATTAATTACCCCTGAGCTTGGGGAGGGCAACCTCCCTGAGTATTTTTGTATCTACAAGAATCACCTCGTAGCACGATACCATTGATAGGACGCTAATAGATATTAACCACCTACAAGGAAACGATGAAAAAGGATGATTTTGTTAAAAAACTAGACGAAGCAGGCGATGCTATTGTCACATATCGTAGTCAGAACAGCCGCAGACTAAAGTATAATGTCTGTACAGGCGACTTCGATAACAAGTATATACAGTCCAAAAAGAATCGAGCAAAGCCTTCCACCAGACAAGTTCTATTGTTCTGTTGGGACACCGACTCTTATAGACTATTACAACCTGATAACGTAACTTCTATTGTACCCCTTTCAGCGATACTGAAAAATGATAGAACTACATAACGAAACTCCTGTATACGAAAAGGAAGTACACTTTAACGAAGATAAGAATGAGAAAGTCTTTGTTATGGTAAACAACTTTCGTGGTACAGAGTATATACATATCAGAAAGTACTATATGGACTTTGATGAGGAATGGAAACCAACAAGGGACGGCATAGCCCTGCCTATTGATTTGGATAACCTAAGAGAAATCTTCACCGCATTAGTAGAGATACTATCCATCTCGGAAGTAAAAGGAGTATTAGAAACTCATTTCAAAGAGATTCTAGATGAGTTGTACCAAGACTAGTCTTGGATTCTATCCAGAAGGAGAACACTTTACCCATCCATGGAAGTTTCAAGTACATGATGAATTCTTGTCAGATACTTTAGTTAACTATTTACTATCTTTAAAATTGAATCCCCCCGTATCACTTCAAGGGGAGGACATGAAACTAAGTAGAGAACTAATAGAAGGTATCAGAACACAGGCAGAAGAAAAGTTAGATATAACTGAGAACCTGTGGTTTAGTATAGGGTTGCATCATGCACCACCACATCATCATTACAAACTGCACGAAGACCACAAAGAAAAGAAACACTCTTGTATTGTGTATTTAGGCGACAACGGTGTAGGTACAATACTAGCAAATCCTGATAACGAGTACGAAGTACTTTGGAGAGATAATCGAGCATTGTACTTTCAAAGAAAAGAGAAGGTCAGTTGGCACAGATTTAAAAGCGGACACAAACCTAGACTAACTCTAATCATGTATTGGATGACTGCAAACAGGAACATAAGAACAAGAACCTTGCAGGACTACATGACCCTCCCACCTTACAAAAATAGTTCTTGACAAATCCTTAAAAATTCTGTATAATATACTTATGAATAAGACAGAATACCTAGAATATTGTAATCGAATGTATGCAGAAGGCAACGCACAGTTGCCTGATGATGTATATGACAGACTTGTAGAAAATACCGAACTTGAAAGTAAGGTTGGATATGATTCTACAGAAGAAAGATTCCAACATCCCTACCCAATGTATTCATTACAGAAAGTCTTTGTCGGAGAAGATAAAGAACCAGATTGGGAAATCAAACAACCACATATAATGACTGCCAAGTTGGACGGTGCAGCCGTGTCTATAACTTATATAGAAGGCGTACTTACACAGGCATTGACTCGTGGTGATGGTAAAGCAGGGCTAGATATTACTGATAAAATTAAGTCTTTAGTGCCAAATGTAATTTGGAGCAAAGGTGTCAAACAGATTACTGGAGAGATCGTTGCCCCTAAAACAATACCAAATGCTAGAAATTATGCAAGTGGTGCTTTGAATCTAAAAGACTTGGAAGAATTTAAATCTCGTAAACTAACATTCATATCCTATGGTATTCAACCAGCAATCTGTGCTGAGTGGAGTGCCGATATGGGAATGATAAAAGATATGGGATTTAAGACTGTCACACAAAGTGATTGGAATGAATTTCCTCAGGACGGCAAAGTTGTAAGGGTCGACTCTAATATGTATTTTGAAACATTGGGCCACACATCACACCATCCTAGAGGAGCTTTCGCTCTGAAAACAAGGCAAGCTGGAGTAGTTACTCGACTCTTGGACGTTGAATGGAATGTCGGGAAGTCAGGTGCTGTTTCGCCTGTTGCAATTTTAGAGCCTTGTGTGATTGGAGAAGCAACTATTAGTAGAGCAACCCTACATAATATGGCGTATATTGAAGCATTAGAACTACAGATTGGTTGTGATGTGGAAGTAATACGAAGCGGAGAAATAATACCTAGAGTAGTAAGACGAGTATGAAGTATATAAGCGACCTTATCAGTAAGCTTCTAGAGTGGTCTTTCAAAAGAACTGCACAGAAACAATTTGATAAAGCTATGATGGAGTATAGAGATAGTGATAACACATGAATCCTATACTAATAAACATAGATGTATGTGGCATATGTAATGAGTCATGTAATTATTGCCCGAGGTCAAGTTCATATCCAAATATAAAAGAGAATATGAGCATTGAACTTTTTACAAAGTTCATTAATGAATGTAAAGACTATACTGGTACAATTTGTTTCTCAGGCAGAGGCGAAAACAGTTTACATCCTAATTTCAAGAAACTTGTTGAAATTTTACATTTTACTGGTAGAAAGTATAAGACTAGAATTTTGACAAACGGCTACAAACTAGAATCAAAGTATGAGTCATTCAATATGTTTGACATGATAGTAATGAACTCATACACTAGTGAAGAACAGATGGAAGAACGAAAGAAGATAATTCCTCGTGCTATCCATAGATATTGGGATCAAAGTATGAAGCCAGAAGAGTGGGGTGAAACACCTATTCAAGTTCAAAATAGAACTGAGCTATATGAAAGAATAGCAACAGATAGAACAGAAATACACACCCCCTGTGTATTGCCTTCGAGTAAAGGATGGATTCACCATGATGGTAGTATTCAGTTATGCTGTAATGATTGGACAGACACAAATGTGTACGGCAATATTGCAGACGAGAACTTTTTCGATGTATGGAACAACAATAAAGACTTGCTAAAGTTAAAGAAAAGTCTATTGTTTGGGGATAGAAGTAGTAACCCTATATGCAAAAATTGTAATAGAAAGGTTACACCAAGAGAGGAGAAGAGGATTGCAAGGCTTAGACAAGAGTATTGATACCATTGTAAATGTAAGTGGCGGAGCAGAATGTTTCGCTGCCTTATGGTGGGCAAAAGAAAAGCAACTAAAAGTAGTAGGCTTACACTTGTATAATAATCCAACTAATAATCCTGCTGTTGAAGCTCAGTTATACTATGCTCAAAAGCAGTGCGATTACTTTGGCTACGAACTAGTAGTAGATAGAACTGACTTACCTATGGAGTACGCACCTCCACCAGTAAATCAGCACATGTCTGCAGTTGCTATGTTATTATTAGGCAATCCTCGTAAGTGGAGATATTTAGTTTGGGGCGCAAATGCAGAAGATTCATTTGCGCAACGACTACAGTTAAGATTTCCGATAAGAGCTTACCTTGCACAGAGGTCGTACCAGCTGGACTTACATGGATGTTCAGCTGAGATGTTGTTAAATGCACCAATCAACCTCTTTCCTTTTGAAACTCTGAATAAGTCAGAAGTGATATCCATGTTAGCGAAGAATCACTGGAAAGAAATGCAGAATTTAATATGGTATTGCTACCCACCAACTAGCAAACCTGAGCTTACACAAAAGATAAGCAAAACCCCAACGGGGTATAAGCCGTGTGGTGAATGTTTCAAATGTACTGAATGGAAACAAGCAGTACAAGTTGCAAACAAATCAGTATTTAAACAACAAGAAGGAACATTTAACAGGCAACAACCAAACCAAAGATGGATAGAAGAATAGGATTTACCTGTGGAGCATTTGATTTGCTTCACGCTGGACACATTGTAATGCTCAAAGAAGCAAAAAGTCAATGTGACCATTTGATAGTAGGAATTCAAACTGACCCTAGCATAGATAGACAAGATAAGAATCAACCGATTCAGTCAGTATTTGAAAGATATATCCAACTATCAGCAGTAAAGTATATAGATGAAATTATACCTTACGATACAGAAGAAAGCCTACTAGATTTACTAGAGGCTACACCAATACATATAAGATTTGTAGGAGAAGATTATGTTGAAAGAAACTTTACAGGCAAAGGATTGCATGAAATCTACTATACCAGTAGAGCGCACTCTTTTTCTACGACCCAATTACGACAAAGGCTGTTAAAATAATGGCAGGTGGTATATACAACGAGACTTATTTTAAAAATTATCCTGAAGAAAAACTGAAGGAAGGAATACTTTACGGTATTGTATTGGTGAATCAAACAACATGGGAACGAGAAACTATAAAAGTCGGCATCGCAAAAGGAAGAACATTCAAAGACGCAATTCGAAGAGGGCGTGGCTTCACGAACTACGACATTCGGATTCAGCGTTTGTGGAGCGGGACGATATACGATGCGTGGAGATTCGAGCAAAAATTACACAACCAGTTTCAGAAAGATAGACATAAAACGGAGCATAAATTTGGAGGGCACACGGAGTGTTTCTCGATGGACAGCAAAATATTGGAGGCATTTCCAAAGAAAAATGAAGTATTTGGGGATTAGTGAAGGATTTCACAATGCAGCGTACGCTGTAGTTAATGACAACAAGATAGAATTTGCTACAGAAGTAGAGAGAATAACACAAACTAAAAACGATAGTACAATACCTAATTGGCATTTTGATGTACTGAAGGAGAGATATGATTATGATAAAACAGTATTTTACGAAAATACTCATTTCAAGAATGCACGACGAGAGATGTATGGAATGGCAAAAGCAACGCCGTGCAGAGAGTATGATATCTCAACTATTCTTCATCATGAAAGTCACTACGCCAGTGCTTATTTTTCTGCTCCTTTCGTACCTGACAGCACGGTTGTAGTTGATGCTATCGGAGAGTTTGATACAGCAAGTATTTGGGTAAACGGTCTAAAGGTATGGCATAAAACTTACCCATGGTCACTAGGATTGTTCTATAGTGCAATTACTAAAAGAATAGGACTTACACCTAATGAAGATGAATATATAACTATGGGCATGGCTGCTTATGGAGATATTAAAATAGACATGACCAAAGATATAGGCATGAATCATCATCGTGGTATTAAGAAAAGAAAGTGGTTTTGGCATACACCAGAAGATATAGCCGCGTCAGCACAAGCTCAGTTAGAATCAGAGTTGCTAGACATATTTGCACGAGCAAGAAAGTACGGTCCGAATGTGGCCTATGCTGGTGGAGTTGCACTGAACTGTGTAGCAAATAGCAAGATAAGACCTATGTTTGATAATATGTGGATATTTCCAAACCCAGGCGATGCAGGGAGTGCACTAGGTTGTGTACTAGCCCATACAAAACAAAGAATAGAATTTAAGGACACTTTCCTAGGACATGATATAACAAGAAGTATCAATCCTAAGTTAGTAGTCGATACACTACTTAAAAGAAAAGTAGTAGGAGTAGCAAATGGAAAGGCAGAATTTGGACCTCGGGCGCTTGGTAACAGGAGTCTGCTTGGTGATGTGCGTTTTGATATTAAAGACACAGTCAACAACATTAAACGAAGACAAAAGTTTCGTCCTTTTGCTCCCGCAATATTGGAGGAGTTTGTAGATGAATACTTTGAAGGACATGCTAATGAATATATGCAGTTTGTTTCGAAAGCAAAGCACGACTATAAGAGTGTCTCGCACGTTGATGGAACTGCAAGAGTACAAGTGGTTCGAAAAGACTGCACCTCAGCATTACGACCAATACTAGAGGAGTATTATGAGAGGACGGGAGTACCTATGTTATTGAATACAAGTTTGAATATTAAAGGCAAACCTATGGTAAATACTGTAGAGGATGCTAATAGATTTCAACAAAGTTATGGAGTGAGAGTATTTTGATTTATTGGAATGGCTGTAGCTTCGTAAGAGGTATGGAAATACGAAATAGACCCGAGGACACATTCGCAGATATAGTGGCGAAAGAGTTTGGTCAGAAGTATTGGGACAATGCAAAAGTGGGTGGAAGTAATGATAGAATTTGCAGAACAACTGTAGATGATATGATAAGAACACCAGCAAAACTAGCCATCATTGTATGGTCAGGCCCAAATCGATTCGAGTACTTAGATGACTACAATACTTGGAGAAGTGCTGTATGGGTAAGATACAAGTTCAATACGAAAACTCTACAGGTATACCCTGATAGTGAGATACACTTTCATCCTAAAATGAAACTAGAACAATGGGAGGGTTTAAACTCCTATGGAACTAGAGGTAGATCAATGAGGTATAATTTAATATCAAGTTTGCACAGTATGTTAAACGTAAAGTACTTTCTTGAAGCTAAGAAGATACCCTACTTGTTCTACAATATGAGTGCTGGACAGATAAATCCTGTACTACATACACTAGACGAGAAAAGAATGGAAGGCTCAAACAACTTATGGGAAGTAGGACACATGAAATCAAAAGACTATCATGCTGAACTACCTCACTTAAAGGAAGAAGCCTTTTACGATATGTGCAAAAGAAAGAACGTACCATTTGGCCCAAAGGATCATCCTCTAGAGGAAGGTCATAGGCTTATGGCAAAAAGAATCATTGGAGATATATATGATAAAAAACTGGATAAAGTCTTTAGTTAATAAATTTAAAGCCTTACGCTGGCAATGGGACAATAGAAATATGGTCGAGGATACTCACATCTATGAGGGCGAGGACAATTAATTTATGTTTCATTTTAATGCATCTACCAAACAAAAAATAGTTCTTGACAGATGCTTAAAAATTAGATATAATATATGTATATTTTGGAGAGAGAGACTAAATGAGAGACATTTTACCACCGACAAACTGCCCTGCTTGTAAGAGCGAGTTAGTTTATCGCAATGACCAGTTGTTCTGTGAACACAGTGACTGTTCAGCACAGTGGGATAAGAAAGTCCAGCATTTTGCTTCTACTCTTAAGATAAAAGGACTTGGACCTGCAACACTAGATAAGTTGCAAATCCAAGAGTATGAAGAACTATATAATCTTACTGTGTCTCAGATACAGGAAAGGTTAGGCAGTCAAAGATTAGCTGAGAAACTCTTTGTGGAGATTGAGAAATCAAAGCAGAGTAAGTTGGTGGATATAATACCAGCTTTCAGCGTACCCCTTATTGGTCGGTCGGCTTCTCAAAAATTATGCGATTCAATATCAGACATCGAAGATATTAGCGAGAAAAGTTGTACTGAAGCAGGTATTGGACCAAAGGCATCAGCTAATCTACTTCACTGGATGGCCAGTGAATACTATCCTTATCAATACAGAACAAACCTACCTTTCACTTGGAAAAACAAAGTAATTAAGAAAAAAGAGGTCATAGGCGTTGTTTGTATATCTGGAAAGTTAAAGTCATATCCGACTAAAGCCTTCGCGACTAAAGTTCTTGAACAACACGGCTTTGCCGTAAAATCAAGTCTGACTAAAGAATGTACTCATTTAATTAATGAGTCAGGTATTGAGTCAGCAAAGACGCAGACAGCTCGAGACCGAGGTGTTATAATAATAAGTAATATTAAACATTTAATAGAGGAAAATTAAAATGGCATTACCAAAATGGACAGACGAAAGAACTCAACAATTAGTAGATTTCGTCGGAGGTGAGAGCCCAATCTCACAAGATACAGTTGCTTTAGCAGCTACTGAGTTAGAAACATCTGTAAGATCAGTAAGTTCAAAACTTAGAAAAATGGGTCATGATGTAGAATTAGCATCAGCTTCAGCAAGCAAGTCTTTTTCAGACGAGCAAGAAGCAACTCTTAGCACTTTTGTGCAAGACAACAGCGGTCAGTATACATATGCTGAAATCGCATCTAACTTTGATGGCGGAGCATTTACTGCTAAGTCAATTCAAGGTAAAATCCTTTCTATGCAGTTAACAGAACATGTTAAACCTGCACCTAAAGTTGAGACTGTAAAGTCATACAACGATGAAGAAGAAGGACAATTTGTATCATTAGTTAATGATGGTGCATTTATTGAAGATATCGCAGAAGCTATGGGCAGAAGCGTTAATTCAATCAGAGGAAAAGCTTTATCACTACTAAGAGCTGGTGAAATCAATGCTATTCCTAAGCAGAAAGAAACTAAAGGTTCTAGCAAAGCTGACCCTTTAGCAGGTGTCG